GCATAACATGCCAGCGTCCGTTAGCCAGTTGCTGAATAAAGGCATCCCGGAACAGATATGGCCCGATTTTCAGCACACTTCCACGATACAGCAGTTTGCCCCTCCGTTTGCTCATCCTGACCTGTGCACTGCCGAGTTTGATGGCGGGCAGGTTGCCGCGGTTAACACGGATACGGGCATAGTTTTTTCCCGTTGCGCTCGCTTTCCAGAGTCTGACGCGCTGTTTCACCAGCCGGAAAGGGATCCCTTTTTTCTGGTTATCTCCCGCCACAGCCTCTTTCGCCACACGGTGCGTGGCGGCAGACACCGCCGAGGCCGCCACGCGGTTGACTGCCCAGGCGCTGGCCTGCGGCACCATATGCCTGTCCAGACTGTTCAGGTTACGAATGGCATTCTCCAGCCCCTTCAGAGACATGATTTACTCCAGTGAAATCTGGTACTTTCCGTTGACGCGCTGCCAGCGGGTGACAGTAAAATCCTGTCCCCGCCAGAGCACGGCCTGCTTTCTGGCGGGCCTGTACTGTGGGCTAAATACAATCAGGTGTGTCCCCTCCCCGGAAAGCGCACCCAGTTCCGCCATAAACGAGGCCTCCGCAGCGACATACTCCGCCCCGTCAATCAGGACAGACCGCCCGAAGCGGGCAGCCGTCACCTCGTCCATCCTGGTGCTCAGGCGGTCAAAGGGATTAGCCATTGAGCCGTACCGGCACAGATTCCTCCCCTTTTGCCGCCGGCGCCCAGGTCACGCCCACCAGCGGCAGTCCGCCGGTGGCATCCAGCTGCACCTTACCGTCTTTCAGATACACTTTTTTTCCCGCCGCCATCACATCGGTGGCCAGTTTGGGGACCAGGAAAACGCCGTGGGCGATGCCGTCCCCGGTGGCACCTGCCGCAATATCGGTGACAGCGACGACGAACACATCGCCAGCCTGCACCAGGCTGCCACTCTTTACTGCAGCGGTGGCCGTAATGGCGAGCGTGGTGCCCGCCTGTACATAATTCTTTGCCATAATGATTTTCTCCGTTCCGGTCACGAATGACCGGATTTCAGGCGTAAAAAAAGCCCTGACGGGCCATTCGGATAGTTATTTTTGGTAGTTACGCGGAACACTTCACCAGACCGCGGTGATCGACCGGGGCCACCCCGGCATCGATACGTACTTTGGTGGTCACGCCGTCGACGCTGAAGCCGTCCTGCTGATCAATATACGGCGTATCCACGCCGTTGAGATAGGCCACCTCAATGGTGTCAGTACCTTTGGCGGCAGCCAGATAAAAAGTGGACTGGCTGTTATCATCGAGGCGCGGCTCGGCGATGACAGTCGCAAAATCTTTCACCGGGTTAATAATGCCGGCATTAATATCCGCGCCTTTCACGCTCGAGGAACGAATAACCTGATTAGTGATGGACTCCAGTGCTGTCGGCACCAGCACGAATGCCGGACGAATATTCAGGTGACGCTCACCTTCTTTCTGGGTACGCATCAGCTGGCGGGCTTTATCCAGAGATGCCACATCCATCAGCGCCCCTTCCAGCACGTTCGCGTGTTTTGCCTTATCGAACAGGTTCACGTTGTCCGTGGACATTTTCGGGTTGGCGGTCAGGATGGCATAAACCAGATCGGCAATGGTGGACTTCGCTGCCCGCCCCAGCTTCATCGGGACATCGGTCAGCATGTTGAGATCGTCGTTAATGATAGCCTGACGGGTGATGCTGAACAGTTCCCCGTAGGTTGCCAGAGCAATGGTGGCCTGTTTGTCCCCGGTGGTGACGTACTTATATTCCGCCCCTTCGCGCACCTGACGCAGGGCATTAAAGCCTCCCATGCCCACACGGTGTGCCGTTTTGAAGTCAGAAAGCTGACCTTTGCGCGTCCACTGTTCGTAGGTTTCCGGGGCTTCTTCCCAGCCCTGCAGAATTGCCTTGTTCGCCACATCCAGCAGAATGTTGCCAAAATCTGAGGTGCTGTGCGTGAACGCCATCCCGACCATCTGCATCGGATTGAGTGTCGAGACACCCACGCCACGTTCGGTTAGTGACATACGCGCCAGTTCCCGCATGGTCATAGCGTTATACGGGTTATCTGCCTGGCTGCTTTCAAACCCCGCCCGCGCCATCAGGGAAGCCCGGATGCCGTCCCCGGCAAAGTTACCGTTCCCCGCATAGATATGGGAGAGCATCGGATTTTGTGTGTTCTGCGTCCCGCCCAGCGTGTTAGTGGGGGTCACCCCCCGGCCCAGCGCCTCCAGCAGTTTGTCTTTTGCCGCGTCCACATTGCAGTCCACATCCGCAATACACTGCGCCATCAGCTCGCCGTGGCGGTTACCGAACATACCAAACACATTCTGGATCCCGCTGATACGCTGTCGCTGCTCTTCCTGAAAACGGGCGCGCAGGGTGATTTCATCCGCCCCCTGAGGGGGGGTAACAGGCTGGGGCGCCGGCGTGGTGACCGCCACCGGCGGTGGGGTCACGATGGCCTGCGGATCCGGCTGCGTCAGTGTCCTGGCGTTACCCTGGGGGGCAATAATCATGTTTTTGATGTTCTGTGGCATATGTTCAAATTCCTCAAATCGTTTTGAATGCAGCTGAGCCATTGCCCGGACGGGCTGAATAACTTTGTCGGCAAAGCCTTCCCGGACACACTCGGCCCCACTCATCCAGGTCTCACTGGCGAGCAGCGCGGCAATATCGTCCGGTGATTTCCCCGTTTTTTCGGCGTAAATCGGGATGATGACGCTTTCCATCTTGTCGAGCAGATCGGCATAGTCGCGGATATCAGAGGACTCACCGCCGGCAATACCGCGTGGGCGGTGGATCATCATCATCGCGTTTTCCGGCATGATGACAGGGTCGCCCACCATCGCGATGACCGACGCCATCGAACAGGCCACACCGTCCACATACACCACTTTTCTCGCCGGGTGATTTTTCAGCAGATTGTAAATGGCCAGCCCGTCGAAAATACTGCCACCCGGGGAATGAATATGCAGGTTGATCTGCGTGATACTCCCCAGGGCCACCAGCTCTTCGGCAAACCAGTGCGCCGAAATTCCCCAGCCACCAATTTCATCGTAAATACTGATATCGGCCGCGTTATCCGCCGCCGCGCGGATGGTGTACCAGGATTCAGCGCCGCTTTCGTTCTTCCCGCGCGCGGCTGCCATCGCCCTGGGTGGACTTTTCAGGGTCCTTTTTTTCCTCTTTAACATCGGATTGCTCTCCGGTTTCATGCGCCGGATCGGTGTCAAACACCAGCCCCAGCTTACGGTTTTCATCAGTTTCCGCCTTGCGGCGGCGTTTCACGTCGGCAGGCGCGCCCCCTCTAGCCCTCACCCAGTCACCTTCTGTTGCGGCCCCGCCACGTATCAGCACCCTCCAGGCGTTTGCCTCCTTGAGCGGGTCAATCCACGGCATGACAGGCCCGGAATACACCGCATTAAACAGCGAGGACATATCCGTGCCGGCAGGCACCTCAATGGCACCGGAAGCCACCGCAGCAGCCAGCCAGCGCCGATAGAGAGGACGGGTAAAGGCAGCAATAAAGCTGTCCTGGAGGATGCTGTACCCCTCCTGCGCCTCCACCAGCTCCTGACGCTGGGCGCTGTAGGTTCCGTCATAGTTTCTGGCAATGGAAGAGAAGCTGCCGCGCAGTCCGGCGGCCACCGCACGAAGCTGCCCCATCCGGAAAGATTCCAGACCCGCGTTCGGGCGGTCTGATTTGATCATCCCGATATCCTCCCCAGGATTCAGGCCGTCAAACAACATACCGGGCTGGATTTGTGTCTCTTTACGTTTCTCCGGCGCCACATAGCCGTCAGTGCCGACATCCTGTTTTTTGATGAACATGCCGAGAGATGCGGAAATCCGCGCCGCGATGCGCTCGCTGTCCTCGTACTCTTTCAGGTCCATCAGACGAATGATGACAGGAGCAAGAAGAGAAGCGCCGCGCGCCTGATTAAGACGGCGGGTAAAGCGCAGATGCAGCATATTTTCCGCAGTCACCTCTTTAACGGCGACTGTCGCAGCGCCCGCCCCCGGCCAGGACTGGCAGACCAGATATTTCACCGGACGCCGCCACTCGTTGAAATAAATCCCCTGTACCAGGTTGCTGCTGTTGTCGGTCCTCTCCAGCGGGATATAGTCCGGCTCCAGCGCCTCAAGCCAGAAAGGAACCCCCGCCACAGGAGACAGCCCGCTGATTTTTCCGGTCAGCACCTGAGTGAACACCTCCCCGTCACGCAGCCAGGTGCGCAGTATCAGCCTTTCCAGAACGGGACGGGTGTACTGCCCGGTCACCTCCGGCGAAACAGACCATTCAGCCCAGCACCGGCGGATTTTTTCTGCCAGAACAGAGTTCAGCGTACCGGCCCCCGTCAGGGGCTGCGGTTCAACGATGATCCCCTTCGCGCCGATAATGCGTTCTTCCATTTTGTCCAGCGCACCAATCACCAGGTCGTGGTTGTTGTCAAACCACCGGGCCTGCTCCCGCAACGATTTCCCGGCCAGCTGGATAAGCTGGTCCCCGCTGCGGTTTTCACGTTTCACCCTGTGGGTGCGGGTGGGGGTTATGGCTTCATACGCCCGGATAGCCATCCGGGAACGCAGCCGGGACGCACCCCACCCCGGGGCCAGCACGCCAATCGCTTTATCCAGAAAATTCATGTGAACCTCGCCAATGAATGGAGTTGTCGATCGCAGTCCATAAGCCGCAGGCGATCCTCAATCTCCTTACGCCCCCGGCGAATATCCCCGAGGCTTTCCATCGTCATTGACTGTCCGTTCAGGGTGATGGATTTCCCCTGAAGCACGGCAAGCTCCGCGTCAAAATAAGCCTGCTGAAGTTGCAGTAACTGTTCCCGGGTCATAACCAGCCTCCGCCGGACACGCCGCCAAACGGCATTGCCGGGTTATGTTGTTCTGTCATTTCGTGATTTTCACTCTCATTCGTCACAGGTTCAGGGTCGACTGCTGCTGATGTGTTGCGGCTGGATTGTGCAGACTCAGGCAGGCGCGCCCAGGGCGGCGGATTATCCCAGTTGATACGCTCATAGCCGCGGATCATTACCAGGGCATGGGCATAGCAGAGTAAATCCAGCGCCTCGTTTGCGCCTTTGCCAGGCTTCGTCCACTTGCCATCCATGCCGCGCTCTTCGTAGGTCAGTTCTTCAAAAAACCAGTCGCCCAGCCAGTCAGGAATATGAATGTAGTTTGCCCCCGGCTCTTTACGGTCGAGGGCTGAGGCGATCCGGTCTTTAAGCGCATTGGTCTGCAGGAGATAGAGCGGAACTTCGCCACAGGCGCGGGCCTGTCGGTCACTGCGCCCGGTATTGTTGGGATAGCTTTTGGAGAATATTTTTGACCGCGCGGTACTGTCCCCCTTAAAGAGATACACCCGACCGGCAAGCCCTTCCCGCCGGCAGTGGCGCCAGAACGCATACGCGTTATCCGTGACGCCATCCTCCCCGCCGGAGTCCACCCCCATGCATAACACACTCATTTCCTGCTCAGGATGCCCCACCAGAGGCCAGGCCCTTTCGAGGACATCCGTAATCAGTAAATGCCAGTCTTCGGGATACGCGCCGGGGTTTATCTGCAGGGCCTCGCCGCTCTCATCACAGCGTAGTGACCGGGTGATATTGAAACGGTCCACAATCCAGCGCTCACCATGACTGCCATAACCGACCACCTGCACGACGAAACGGCGCTTTTTACCGCCCTGAACGTCAACAGTAGCGACAAGGAAACGGACACCGTCGGGCACCCGCCGCGGGGGAAGTTTTTCTGCGCGGGCTATCAGTGTTTCGGCTTTACGCTGATCGAGGGATATGCGCGGGAGGTAAGGCAGTCCCCAGTCTGTATTAATAACGGCCTTCAGCGTTTCTTCACTGCCGGTGCGCTCATATTCTTCTTCCGCGGTCAGCAGTTTATAGACCAGTTGCTGCCACGTCTGATACGCCGCAGCCGGTCCCTCCATCCAGAAACTTGCGATACGTGAGCGCCGTGCCTCCCCGCTGATCTCGCCATCTTTATTGATGAACTGCCCCTCTTTCAGCCAGACGCCGCGGTTATTCAACCCGCGTTTCTGTTCCGGCTGAATTAATGCCAGACAATGTGGGCACTGAATACGCGCGGCCTCGCTGGCGGCCATCAGGTCCGGGTTATCCCGATACCCCACCATGTTTTCCATCGCGGGCTGGAACCAGTCGCCGCAGTGTGGACAGGGCCAGTACCACCGACGGCGATCGCCCCGGTTATAAAGAGAAAGAATGCCTGTCGTGGGCGGGGCCTCGTGCGGCGAAGAACGCCGCCATTTCACATCGGTGATTTCCCGACCAGGCGAACTCTCTGCCAGTGTCATCCCCGCAGACATAAAGGTGGTGGTACGTTTGGATGCCAGGGAAAAACCATCTCCCTCGCCATCGATATCTTCAGGGAAACGGTCATAGTCGGTCAGCGCCACCCGCTTGTAATCCGACGAAGAAAAAACTGTTATGGACGGCCAGCCAATTTTCAGGAATGAACCATCACGAAACATTTTATCGTGGACGTTGTTGTCATTTCGGGAAGGACTGAGACGCTTTCTGACTTCCGGGCTGTGGTGAAAAGTACGCGCCAGACGGGTTTTGGAGTGCTCGCGGGCTTTGGTTTCGGTCATCTGGACCACCAGCATATCCGCCGGATCGCAGACAATGCCGTAAACAATCCACCCGTCAATCAGCCCGAGGGTTTTACCTGTTCGCGCGGGCCCGGCAAAGATCACTGCGTCATACTCCCGTTTTGACAGCGTATTTATCGCTTCATTCATGTAAGGCGTTAACGTGTCATCCCAGGGAACCGCCGTATTGGCACCGCGGGGAACAAACATAAATTGTTTTATTCCTTCCGCTACCGGCATTCTGCGTGGAGGCCTGAGATATTCAGCAACCTCCCGGCGTACTGCCGCTGCAGAGCCATATTTATTCCCCGTCATCGTCTGCGGTCTCCTGCATTGCCTTAATTAACAGTATCCTGACCTCATCCACCACATCCTGGGCCTCGTTTAGCTGCTCCGCAGACCATCCCTTATCCCTTTCCAGTTTATCCGGCCAGACTTCAAGTACCTGCGTAATGGCCTTGACTATCGCCGCCATTTGTTGACGGACTTCCGGCAACGGGACAACCTGCTTCATCTCTTTTTCCAGCCAAAGACGCCCCTTTTCGGAGTCAAACCAGTCCTTACGCTCTTTTGGAGTCATTTTATTCGGGTCCTGATGTTCAGCAGCCTGGGAAACGGGCGTTTCCATCAGTACGCGTATCACATCCGTCAGGAGATACAGCTTATTTTTTTCATTGCTTCCCGGTGCCAGGGGAACGCCCGAGAGACGACTGACAACCGTCTGTCGATGTAACCCTGTAATAGCGGCAAGCTGACTGATATTGCATTTGAGGTTCTTCAGTTCGCCGTCCATTTTTACCTCTGGGGCTGTTTCTTAGCGCGTCCTCCCCCGGAAAAACAAAATATGATGAACAAAAAACATACAAAACATCATCTTTTAAAAATAAATGACATTAAAACAGTGTGTTACAACATGATGATGATGCATGAAAAATCAAAAATGCGCCAAATCCCGCGCCGCTGCCGCCCCGTGGGGGGCCTATCATCCAGGAGTACCTTTTTACAAATGAAAATGATTACTATTAACTTGATTTACGTGCCAGTGGTACAGGGGATTATTTTTTCGTAAACGTCTTAACGAGACGTAACTTTGGTTAATGTAAACCAGCGCCAGACGCTGCGCTTAAAATCAAAGGCTTTGAATATGAAAAAACAAAATATTATTCCTTACATGGAAAAAATTATGCACGAAAGAGGGAAAAGAGCTTTCCAGCCTTCATGGTTCCCTAAAGACGATGATCAAGAAGAAACATTCGATTCTCTTTGTGATTTATACGCTGAAGGAAAAATTACAATGAAAGGGGGTTATTACTTCGACCTAATTTTTATCCTGTAATTTAACCCTCATAAGATATTATCGCAGGCACTCATTGAATGCCTGCTGTAATGCTTACTTACGTAATCGTTCCAGCAAATCTTTTTCAAATATCCCGGTACTTTTACACTCCACCGGCTTCACCTTATCGTTACCGTCGGCAGTATCCAGTCCGGCAGTGCCTGTCGCCATTACCGAAACATTACTGCCTTCACCGGCACTCCAGACCTGCGCGACGATACGGTAATGCTCCTGGATATTTTGTGTCTGCGGTAACAGTGAACAGTCCAGATACAACGAACTCAGTTCCGGGTCATCCCCTGTACCGGCGATAATACCTGTGGTCTGGTCGTTAACACTGGCTGTGATGGCCTTCTCCCTGAAATACAGCGCCACGGCATTCAGCAACTCATCCGGTTTACGGTTACCGATGAATAAGGTTGATATCTGTTCGCTCATCCCTGGCTGCTGCCCGGCCTGGCTGTCCTGCTGTTGCTGCCCTCCCGTTTTAACCGGACCATACACGGTAATACAGCCGCCAAGACAAAGTGCGGCAGCGGTGGCTAATATACGGCGCATAGTCATTACCGATAATAAAGCGTTGTACACCCGGCGAGGGACACACATACCAGAGCCAGTACGAATAATTTTGCCTTCATTAATTTTCCTTGTTATCAGGTTTCATGGCGTGCTTTTAATGACGATTCTGAACATGTTTGTCTTCCGCCCGGAGATGCAGGTGTCCCTCTCCGGGTCTTTTATTTCAGACACTGCGAGCGAACGTAATCCTGCAAATACTTCAGTTTTTCCTGGTCGCTGATGATCCCGGCGCGGATATCGAGAACGTTTTGTCCAGCACCTGGAGAGAGTTCGACGGTGGCAGCATTGCCCATGCGGCTGGTGCTGGCGGTTTCGGTCCGGGTGGGCACTGAACATCGCCCTTCGACGCGCACCCGGCTACCAGCAGCAAGGCGGCGCTGCAAATCAGTATTCCTGGTCTGTGCATCAGCTAATTCCTTCGTGTATTTTGCATCGAGGGCGGCAACATCACGCTGGCGCGTTTGCATATCGGTAATTGTCGCGTTCGCCAGCGTCAGGCTATGGCTGGCGGTATCGCGCTGCGATTTATACTGAATGGCGTTGTCGCGGTAATGCTCTGTTGTCCATGCAAGTGCAGCAATCAGCAAAGTCACTGAGAGTTGCAACCAGTATTTTTTCAGCAATACAGGTAACAGATTCATACGAGCACCGATTTTGCTTTTTCAAAGCGCTCCCGTCGATCACCAATACCGTTCTGCCCTCCGTTGATTATCTGCGTAACACGTACCAGGTCGCCGGAGTATTTCAAGCATCCTTTGGTGGCGAAAAACCACGCTGCGGATCGGGCTGCATATCCTTCCTGCTCCAGTAGTTGTGGCACCAGCAATAAATCAATACCCAGCGCATCGCCGCACTTGTGGTAATTGTCACGACCGGTAATCTGGATAAGCCCACGCCCGCGATACTTCCAGCCATCTCCGGCGTCTTTGTTACCCATGCGGCCACCGTAAACCAGATTGGCTATTTGTGGCTGGTGGGCAACCTGGCGACCATCAATACGCCCCAGCATTTCGCACTGATACGGCGTCAGACGTTTACCAAACGTCTTTTTCAGCGCCTCCACTGAATAATTGAAGCTTTCCCTCAGAACAGTAAATCCTGCTGATTCATGTCCCGTTTGTGCAATAAACATGGCCTGATCCAGTGGCGCAGTAATACCGAATTCGCTCATTGCCGCCGTAATATGCGGATACCAGCGCGCAGAAAGCCCGGCGCTAATACCAGCCGCCTGCTGAAATTGTTGTTGATTCATCAGTGCCTCAGAGCATCAACCAGACGCGCCACATTACCGCGAGCCCACAGCACAGCAGCGCAGATAAGGATATTCACCATCACCACCAGCCAGTGGGATGATTCATATAAACCAAAAACAAACCGGAAAGGAACGCTGGCATATACCAGCACCATGACATAGGCCAGTAACGAAATCAGGGGGCGGTGTGTCGCATCACCGCGTCGGTAAAACATCAGAACGATGACTATTACCCCACAAATTACGGCATTCAGAACTGCAGAAGGGTCATTTGCTACCATTTGATCCCCCTCCCCTGATACGAGAAAGAATACTGAACAGGCTGTTCAGATCCTGACTGTTAAGAAAAGTGAGAAACTTTATACACATTGCAGAAATAATCACTGCGCCAAGAGCATCCAGTGGTTTTTCATAATGCGTTATTGCCGCAAGCTTAGTACCTATCAGCCCGGCGCCAAGCACTCCCACAATAAATGATGTAATAAAATAAGCGACCAACCTGATGCGTCCGATGTTGGTTGCCGTGGCGACATAAAACACCGCGCCGGCAAAAGCACCAAATACAACACCATAGTCGGTTCCGGTTGCCAGACCAAATACACTGGCCCCCATTAATCCACCAGCCAACACTGTCGCACTGGATACAGGTTCGGACATTCATCCCCCTCTGGCTGTGTGAGTCCTCTCAGAAATGAGGGGAAACAGGATCTGGCTTCACGGGCTGAATTTATCAACAAAGCACGCAATGAGTGATACCCGTGAGCCTGAATACGAAAAAGGCCACGCAAACGCGCAGCCTTTATGGTGAGAGTTCTAACCTCAAGAGGTACTCCATCAAACAAACCACCCACGGTTGCCAGAACCTTGAAGGAGTGCTTTTGGGTGACAGCACCTGCGGCATTGGTGCCATGAAAAACAATCCCGCAAATGCTCCAAACACAATCCCCAAATCCATTCCCCTAACAATATTTATTTTGGATTCACAGGCCCCATACAATAAGTTAATGAGCTGCAGGTAGTTAACGCAATTAATTCATTAGCAGAGAATGCAGCTGTGAATTCACTGTCACTCCAGACATTTTCTTTATAATACACCCTTACATCCTCCCCTGTAGCATAATAATACCTTGCTGTCGCCAGCATATTATCAAACCCCTGTTTATGATTCCCAAACACATCAACTTTACAGATAGCATTAACATCAGGAACGTGACTCCCCCTCTTCACTCCGATACAAAAATACTGAGTTTCCTTACCCCCTGTCGTATACACACCATAAGACAGATTGTTAATCTGAGCATTGCTCATATACTTATCATAATCAGCCATGCCTGCATAACAAACACTGGATAATGAAGCAAGAGCAAGAGTCAAAACCTTTAATTTCTTTTTCATAATCCACTCCAACAATATTTACCATACTTATATTTCTGTCGTAAACAAGCTCAACTGCTCCCTGGATATTTTCAATTGGGATAGAATTTACAGATGCATACTCACTTTGTAACCGCATCATCACTCGCTCAAAATGACCAAACTGGATACCACGTGACTCAATATAAGCGACAGACGGCGGAAGGCTGCAGAAACTATTGTCTGCACGGATTCTGTATCTGTACAACCTGCCGCTAAATGTTGATCTGGAGTAATATAATCGCGCTATATTATAAGCCTCATTAATATCTGAGATAGTCGCAATATAGTTACTGTCTCGACTACCGGAAGCACAGGAGTCACCTCTTATATGTTGCTGAAGATTCCTGTTATTACCGAGAGAAGCAAAACCATCCCGAAAAATCACATCTGAAGGTCTCGAGTCAACACGATATACAAAATCAACGGCACTTGCATAACCAGAAAAAACACTAAAAATAATATTACTTTTTTATCATACCCCCTTCCACAGAAACTATCAGGTAAAACACCTAATGTGTTAAAGCGGGTGCTAACCATAACTCAGTTATACTTTACGTCTCGCTGGATAAAATTAAAAAACAAACTTCCCCAGTTTACGGGCACAAAAAACCCGCTTAGTAGTGCTGAGGAATCCCCAGTAATGAGCGGGTGAAAAAAGACAGGCATAGAATTTTGTGATCTACTGATTGTGCAACCAATTCAATGAGATCACTGATCCTACCCACGTAATGTGGACACAGCCCTAAGCGAGGTTCTGGTTTTCAAATTGTTCCGGACTGAGACCGCCACAGGCACTGTGACG